TTTATTAACAGAACCCGCCGCCATCTTCCACGTTGGCTAACGGAATCCTTCATAGGCTTATGAATGAACATTTGGAATTGGGAATTTTTTCCTAACGGAGAAGAGAATGAAGATCGAGATGAAAGACAACCTGTTAACGCTGACACCAGAAGGCCGGTGGGAGCGGAAGACTATTGAGGATAAAACTAAAAAGGCGATGGCGGCTTTTGGCGTTTCTTCTCGTGTTGGACGGATTTTCGCAGCAGTGACGATCGCTACCGAGCTCGGTCATGACATCTCGGTAGACAATCGCCAAGTCACGGTGCAGGATCAGTCGTTCTCGATATACCCCAGAGGACTGGACGGCATGTCCATCCCTGAAGTACTCATCAACCCGTAACCCGCCTCCATAACTTCTCCAATACTCTCAAGACTCTTCGCCAACGTCTTCTTGACGAACGCTTGATTCACTTTAGGATCGTTGATGTGCTTCACGATGTCGGCCGGCTTCATCTCCGTGCCGTCGATCAGACCGTATGTCAGCTTAACGATTGTGCTATCAGGATAAGGCAGTGCGTTAATTGCACCCATGAGACTTTTGTCTTCGAGCTCGTTGACCAGTTCATCGATCGGGTTAACCGTTGGCATCTCTGCCTCCTTCATGTTATCCAGATAGAAGGTGATGTACTGGGTCTTACTGAGCTCTTTCAAATCCCGCACGGATGCATTCGGGAATTCTTCACGCAGCTCACACAGCGTTGGGACAACATCGAGACCTTCAATGTGCTTCTTCAGCTTGGTCGCCAGTTGTTGCTTCTGAGCGGGAAGAGCCACCAAACGCCACTTGGACATCTCTTTGAGTTGGCGTTGCATGACCCACCAGCCGGCGTACGTCAATAGACGAACTCCCGAGGTCGGATCAAATTTGTCGAGACCTGCAAGCAAGCCTTCATTTCCGGCTGCGATCAGGTCCTCGAATTGCTCCAGGTTACCGCGGGAATACTTCTTGGCCCGTTTGAACACGTAGCGGAGGTTTGAGCAGATCAACTTATCGCGAGCGGCCTTCTTTACATTAGGGTTAGTGGCGGGATCGAAATAAGTCGCCAGCAGTACCGTTTCGTCCTCACGGGATAGAATCGGGTAGCGGTCGCAGATCTCTTCGTAGTATTTTGTCAGGCCCATTGTGTTCTCCAGGTTAATAGCAGTATAGTACTCGGCGAAACCCGAATAGTCAATTGAGGAATACCATGATCAAGATTGAAGCAGTACAGCGAGATAACGGCGTGGTCGCCCTTATCCTCAACAGCAATGACCCCGATCGAGACCGTGACCAAATGGACCTGATCGGTGCAACCATCGTGACACCGTCCGAGCGCCGTGGCCGTTACACCATGCAGGGTTCTGGTCGCACCATTGAGATTCTCTTCCAGGAACCTCAAAACCGTAAATCTGGGGTATAACAACTATGGAGAAATCTGGACGCATCGTTCTGACTCCGGAAGACCTTGCCGAATTTCGAAAAGGCTTGGTATCAGAACGTATTCAGACAACTTGGGGCTTGACATTCGCCGAGCTTTCAGAGATAATTGCATCTCAAAACACAAACTCTAACGGAGAATCCGAATGACTGACAAAATCGAACAGCGTATCATCATCCCAGCAGCTAAAGGCGAATGGTTCCACATCGTTGATCCAGACACCAAATTCAACGCGGAAGGCGAATACAAAGTAACCGTCTACCCGACCCAGCGTGAAATGGAAGCTCTGTTTGAGCCGCTGAAAGCAATGGCTGAAGAAGCGCTGGCCGCTTATCAGGAAGAAGAAAACGAGAAAGCGAAGGCGAAGAAAGTTAAGCCTAAGATTCTCAAATTGGCCGATAACCAGCCGTGGACCGCTCAGGAAACTGAAGAAGGCACTCTGGTACTGAAGCTGAAACGTAAAGCTCGTATCACCAAGAAAGACGGCACTATCGAAGACATTCAGATGAAAGTCGTTGATGGTAAAGGCAACTCGATGACCCCTGAGCAGGTAAAAGCCGCTCGTGTGGGTAACGGTTCCGTCGCTCGTTGCGTAGTAACTGCGTTCCCATACAACATGGCTTCCGTCGGCGTCGGTATCTCTCTGCGTTTAGAGAAAATCCAACTGCTGAAAGTTGTGGCCTACGGTGGCAACAGCGGTCCAGATAACGAGCTGGGCGAATACGAAGGTTCTGACTTCGTAGCGGCTCCAGCCAGCTCTACTCCATCAGATCCAGATTTTGCACCTGATGAGCAGCAGACTAACTACACCGTCTGAGTGTAGTAAATAGGGGGCCTTCGGGCCCTCTCTTTTTTAGGAGATTCCATGAGTCAGAAGCAAGAACTTGAAGAGGCACTCGCTCGCGTCCCGCTAGTGACTGACATCTCGCCGACATCGTTCGGTTCGTGGTCCGTGTCAAAACTGAAGATGCTTGAGAAGTGTCCGCTGCAGTTCTTCTTGAAATACTGCGTGAAACTCGTCGTGGTAAAAGAGGAGAATCCCGATGACGTTCTCCTGCGTAACACGGGGACGACACTGCACCGTATCCTGGAACTCATGTTCTCCGGCTATAACTTTGCAGCGGCTGAAGCGTTGGCCCGCGAAGAGAATATCGCCTCCGTTACTCCCGAGCGTTTCGAGTTCGTTGAGAAGCACTACGCGAACCTGAAGTCCTTTGAGCGCCGTATCGGTGCCTTCGAGGAGAACCACCCGATCGCGTCGATTGATCCTGAGCTCAAGCTCGCGGTTAATCGTAACTACGAACCGGTGGATTTTTTCGCTGAAGATGCTTACTTCCGCGGCGTCCTTGACCTCCCGATTCTCATGGAGAACGAAGACGTGCTCATCCTGGACCACAAACGCGGTGGCTCACCGGCGTACGGTCTGAAGTTCCACATGCCACAGCTCTCCACGTATCACTTACTGTATCACTTCGGTCACCGAAAGGTCCGTGGGTCGCAGGCAGGGATTCACTTCATGGAAGCCGGGGCGGTGGTCATGTCACCGTACACCAAAGGGAAGAACATCGAGGATCTGTTGCCGACGTGGTTGGACAACAAGATTGAGACAGCAGTCCAGGTCGTGCTCGAAGCGGAAAACTTCCAGGCGAACAAAGGGACTGCCTGTACGTGGTGCGATTACAAAGCTCTCTGCAAGAATGGCAAACGGAATACCGTCGGTGATCTCCAAGAGATCCGAGACGCGACCCGTAAGTTGTTCTAATAAAAAACCCCGATCTCTCGGGGTTTTCTTTTAGTTACCAATCACTCGCCAAGCCGCTCCGGCATAACTTCCGTCCGTCCCTCCTGCAAAGAACACCATGAAGCTCGTCTTGTCGATCACTTTGGCTGACGCATAGCCCGGGTTACCGTTGTACGTCAGTGTCGCCTGAACCTGGAACATCGCGTTCGGGAACGGTGAAGGCAGCGTTACGATATGCTCACCGGCTGCCGTTGAGGTGATAGACCCCCACTGCTCAATCAATCCAGAATCTCCGTCGGTACGAATCCCGGTAACCGCTACTGTGGCCGGAGAAATGGCCGGAGAGATATCCTTGATACGCGTCTTCGATTCCAGGAAGAATTGCTTCTTCGTTCTCGGGTTCGAGTAAATGCGACCGATTTCCAGGTCGACAAACACTGAAGCCCCAGCCGTCAGAGACCACGCGGTGCCGTTGTAAGACCAGACCGAACCGTCACGGGCATCGTAGATTTTGTTGTCACCAGAAGATGACGCCAGCGTCGTGAAGGTCGTTGCGTTCTGTGACCAAGAGAAGTAACCGTAAGATGACTTGTCGTTGAACTTGGCCAGTGCCGCGGTAGTCAGGTCCAGAGTGATCGTCGCTCCAGCGATGTACGTGTTGGAGTTTAGGTCACTCGTGTCCAGAGTGATCGTGCTTCCGACGCGAGATGCTTTGATAAGGCAACCCTGTGGGAAACCACTCCATCCCTGTCCGGCGGTGTTGGTCACGTAACCGGCCGCTGCAGCGTTCGCACCGTAGTTCCCGTTACCCCATTTCACCAGGCTCGTCTTGTTCGTGATATCCGCAACAGACTGAGCAGTTCCCGCGGCGTTCTGCGTGAAGACTTTAACACCCCAGGTTTGATCACCCACACCACCCGGAGAGCGACAGGCTGCCAGGATGTACTTGTTGGTGGCATCCTGAGTAACTGCCAGGATCAGACCGACCGAGTCGTCATCCCCGTCCGTCGAAGACATTTGGGCTTCCAGAGACCAGTTGTCAAAACGACCTGGAGAGATAAATCCGGTCAACCCTGACGTGTTACGCGTACACTGAATCAATCCTGTTGTGGCGTTAAAGGTCCACGACTGGGTTTCATCCACCCCACTCGCGTTCGTCAGGCCTACACGGCCCCACTTGGCAAAGATATCGCCAGCCGTCAAGATAGTCGCTTTCTCTGCTGCCAGCGTCACGTCAGAGTTGACGATACGGGCGTCCTGAACGACTTGTTCCGGAGACATCTTTTTAGATCCCGTTGCATCAACGAAGAGCACATCACCTTCACGGCCGGCCGGTACGTTGGCGTCGTCGAAAGCTCCCAGTTCTGTCAGCGTCGGCTTGTTCTCCGTAGAGTAGATCGGGATCCACGGCGTTACAGTGGTGCCGTCAGCACTCGGACGTTGATACATCAGCTTCGTCTGGTCAGAAGGGAAGGCTAGAGTAGCCGCTTTCCCAGTCGGCCCAGATGGAATTGTCATCAGCTGACCAACGTTTGAGCCAGTTGGACGATCTGCAACTGACGTTGCGGCACCCCCTGAGTCTGTACCCGCTTTATAGCCATAGAATCCCGCACCGATAGGGGAATCATTCACAGTTTGCACTTGGATTGTCCCGTCTGTCAGGTATGGGATATTTGTCATACCCAGACCGGCGGCATTATTGATGCTAAGGAAACCATTTACCTTTGCGTCAATTTCCGTTTTGGTGTACGTGTTGAACGCACTGGCATCCAGCGTCAAGCCGGTACCGGTCATTGGGATATCGTTGATGGTGTACGTGCGAGGGACCGCTTCGGCCTTCGTGTACGCTCCAACATCCCCCGCGACCAGGGTGATATCCTGGTAGAGTTGCTTTCCGTTTACCTTGCGAGTGGTCGGAACGTAACCCTGAAGCAGAGTGTCTACTTGACCACTGGTGTAGGCCCCGAGGTCAGCGGCGGTCAGCGTCAGGTTCTTGTTCAACTGCTGTCCATTGATCGTCACGGTGTTTGGCACGAAGCCCTGCACCTTGGTGTCGATCTCAGAGCTGCTGTACGTTCCGATATCTCCTGGTGTCAGGGTGATGTCTTTGTCGAGCAGCTTACCATTGACGCGAACAGGATTGTAGCCACCTGCTTCCACGGCAGCGATCTTCTGATCGATCGTGGTCTTATCGTAAGTATCCAGATCGTCCGCAGTGATCACCACGTCGTCGTCCAGCGTCTTGCCATTCACCATACGGCCAACCGGTACGCGGGTACCGAGGTATCGTTCCGTGGTGTTGGCCACGTTAAGAGCATTGTCGGCAATCTGTTGGATCGCTGCGATGTCTTCTTCGGTGGTGATGTCTTTACGCTCCACCCCACCGGGTGCTACTAACGTTAAATCGCTCATGCGTTCTCCATTAAAGTGTTGGCCAAACCGGATCAACCAAGTTGATACCCATTAAAGCTTTGATGTACGTGATATACTTGTTTAACTCGGCCTGTGATTCTTCATCGAGGCTGTCGGTCGATTCAAGCATCTTCAGCCGGGAGACAGTATCCGTAATCCCATTCAGTAGTACGGTACGTTTAGTCTTCGTCTGATCGATCTTTTCCTGCTCGCTTAACTCCCGAGCGACGAATCCGTCCAGCGTAATGCGATACTTAGAGAACGTGAAATCTTCCGGTATAGTTTCCTGATCGATCTCGGCGACACGAAGTCCACAAGGAGTCAGGTAACTCGGGTCGGTATGGTACGCTCTCGGTGAGCCATCTTGATCAATCAAGAAGACGTGCGGAGCAGTGATATCCCGGCGATACACGTACCAGTCTTGGCCGAGAGGGTCGGTCAGCCATTCAATTTTCGCGTCAACCGGTGCATTCTCCGGTGTGTACACTTCCCAAGGTCCAGTTATGATCATAAGCCTACGTTGTACCAAACGCCTCCCATTTTCTTTTGCAGATACACATACCAAACGCCATCAACATCTTCGATCCACAGTTTACTAGTCTGGTAATCCGCAACGTTAGTAATAACCCCGCCTGCGGGAACGCTTGTGCGACGCCCTTGTGAGTAGTAGGTGAACTGTAGTTTGTCGTTCTGAGTTTCTCCTGACCAACGGAGATCTTGAACGGCACCGAGGTTCGCAATCAGGGCGTTAACCTCTGCTTGAGTATACGCACCAACGCCGTGAGCATCAATCGTTAAGTCATTGTCCAGGGTCATTCCGTTGATGCGGCGGGTGAGCGGGACTTTAGAGTTAGCCGTCTCATAGGCCACACGTACGGCATTGGCAGAACCGGCGTCAGTGGTAGATCCACTCGTGATCGAGTCGAGAACGCGGGTCAGACCTTGAACGCTGCTGGTCGCAATCGGGATATCCGACAGTTCAATGCGACGGCGCCATCCTGAGAAAGATCCTGCGGTAACAGCGGCGGTATAGAGATTACCGGCATCGGAGATCAACGAGAGTGACTTGTAGTTCGTCACTTCATGGCTGGTACAGATGATTTCACCCCATCCGCCGACCACGTCGGTAGGATAGTTCGAATAGCCATTGCCCGGATAGTTATCCAAGTGATATACGCCGAACGGTTTATCGTTGAAGTACGTCGCCAGGTTAGTGCCCGTCGGGATCATAATCGATTTCGCGCCGACGCCATAAAGGTCCAGCAACTGCTGGGTCTTCAGCGAGGTCATCGCACGGGTATTCTCAGTCTTGCTCTGGGCTTCCGCCGTTGCAGCAATCTCAATGAA